GCTTGCATCTGCCAGTATATACGCCCCGCTGTGCTGGCAGCCCTGCGCTCTCTAAAATCTCTTTTATGCTGCTCATTGTCCCTGCTCACGCTCCCATACTTCCATTTGTGCATCAACTACTTTTTCGTGTGCTTTCGCATTTGCTACCGTCATATAAGGGCGGGCTGCTTTTTTACTTGTGCCGTATTCGTTTATAAATCCTATCGTTGCATATCTTACTTTGCTTTTATCGCCCTTTCTGTCATTTCCGTGCTTTGCCCTGCCCTGCGGGTATACATCAATATGTTTTTCCCTGTCGCCGCCCTGCACTTTTGTAGGCTTTATTGCTTTGATAAAGCCAGCGGTTTCCTCAATCCCCATAGCTTTTGCCTCTTCCCTTTGCGCCTCTACCAGCACTGCTGCCCCTGCTTGCAGCATTTTAGGCACTGCCCTTGTTGCTGCCTGCTCTCTCCTGCTAAATGCCTCTATTACCTCTTCCAGCCCCACCGTAGTAAACTCTGCCATTTTATTTGCCCCCTTTCTGTTGATTTTCATTCGACATTGTTCTATAATTTTCTTAAAAACGATAGAAAGGTTGTGTTTTATATGAAAAAGAAAACTATAGTCTTTTCCTGCCTTGCCGCTCTATTCCTTTTATCCTCTTTTAGCGGATTTGCAGGCGGTCTTGTTTCTGGTGGCGTTGGCTGCCTTGTTATCTGCGGCGTTTTTGCATTTCTGGCTTTCCGTTCTGCTAAGCCGGTAGCAGAAACAAGCAGCGAAGTGTCACAAACTCCTAACAGTTTTACCACACCACCAAACAAAAGTTCTTTTTCTCAATCCCTGCATGATAATACAGTAAATACCGATACGGCAAAAGCTCCCGCCGCAGCGCCAGTACCCAGCGCTCCTGCACAACGTCAATCAAAATACATATTTGCGCCTATAAAAGTCACTGGTGTAACTTTTAATAATGACGACGGCTCTTCACGCCAACTTATTTTGCGCAAACTTCATTTTCACGATAGCCCGTTTAATGAATATGCCGACGTTGAAATAAAGCAATATGAGTATAAAGGGCAGCCCGCTTACGGTGTCTATGTCAACAATATGCAGATAGGAAACATACCCGCTGATTTGATACCTTTTATACAGGACAATATAGAACGCATTGAAAGTATAAGTTATATTGATGTATACGGCGGCGGTCAAAAAGACGGTAAACCTATTTCTTACGGCTGTAAAATCACATTACGCTTTTTAAAAGACAATCCACCTATCAATGTTCCAGATACTCTGAAAATAAATGATTAACATTTCCTGCGGCGGTATCCCCGCCGCTTTTATGTTCCCTCGTCCTTATGTCGCAAATCCGTAAGCGTAAGCTCTATGGTATCGTCGTCTATGTCGTAGGTCTTAAGCACGAAAAAGCGCCGCCCGTCCATTTCTACGGTGTCCTCGCCCTCATAGTCTGCCTTATGTACCTCGCATTTTGCCTCTACCACCTTGCCCGTCTGCTGGCTCTTAAAATACTCGCTGTATCCTACTGATTTCTTATTGCAGAAAACAGTACGGGCGCTCTCCTGCTGCTCATTCTCAAAGCCGCCAGCATTTACCCGCTCGTCTGGCGGCTGCTGGCTGATAAGTGTAAGCTCGTCTGCCCATGCTGCCATATCATGCCCCGCTTTCTGCGCCCTCGGTGTCCGTTTCGGACACTGGCGGCGCTGTGTTGTACTCCTGCGACAAGGCAAGCCGCATTTTCAGCGTGTCGTATGACTGCCTAAACTTCTCCGCTTTGTCGTTGTAGCCAAATTCTGCCTTGCAGTAAAGCGTTACCGCCCTTATAATCAGTGCGTCGCCCTCGTCTATGGCTTTTACCCCGTCATTTGCAAGGTCAGCTTTGCAGGCGGCTATACAGTCCTCTATTTCTGCCGTTATTTTCTCGCTGGTGCTGCTGATACGCAGCGCCGCCCGCATTTTCTCTGTTAATGTTGTGGCATCTGCCGCCATGCGCTGCACCCTCTTTCTGGTTATCCCACAATCTCTGCCACGCCTGCTGCCACCAGCTCTGCCGCACGTTCCCCGCTTACGCTGTAAGCCTCTCCTGCGTCCTTAATCTGGTTAAGCTGCTTGTCTAAAAACCTTGTGACGGCTTTTACCTTTACCATCCCTGCCGCCTTTCCTGCCTCTTCCTGCGGCTTTTTGGCATCTTTGGTATTTTCCTCTGCTGCGCCCTCTTCCGTCGTTTCCTGCCCCGTCTGCGGCTCTCCTGCGGTGTCCTCTGCCTCTTCCACTGTCTGCCCGCCTGCTGCCCGTTCCTCTTCCTGCCGTGCCGCCTCTTCCTCAAAAAGCGCCTTTTCCTCTTCTGTAAGCTCTCCCTCTGGTACGTCCACCTCTACTGCTGCAATTCTGGCTATAATATCCTCTGCCTTTCCAGCAGCGCTTACGCCCATATCCTTTGCCAAAGCCTGCAAGCTCTTATAATCCATGCTTTTCAGCTGCTCTGCGTCTAAATGTCCTTTCATGCCCTTTACCTCATTTCTGGCAGCCAGCGCAGGCACGCCAGCTGCCGTATTTTTATTACACTGCCTTGATTGCCTTTTTGATAAGAATAATGCCGTTTGTGTCTGCCGCCTTGCCGTCCACCACCATTAAGCACTTATTCTTAATCTTGTTGTTGTCGTGGTCAGTCCACTTTGTTACCTGCATTTCCATGTTGGTGTTAATCACATAGTCGGACAGTTTCATAAACACTGCGAACACGTCGCCCACTGTTGCGTCGTCCCAGCTCGGTAAAATCTCGTCCTCTACCGTTTCCACCGTCTTACCCATAAAGCGGTAGCTTTCCTCTCCGTTGATGCCGTAGTTCGTGCGTCCTATCGGCTGCCCGTTCTTATCTTCCATGCCGTCAATGCCAACGTCAAAAGTGGACTGGTTCATAATAAAGCTGCCGTTTCTGTAGGCTTTCTTAATCTTGCCCTTTACCTTGTGCCAGCCTTTCCAGCTTGCGTATTCCTCTTCTGTCAGCTCCACCACTGCCAGCACTCTTGTATCTTTCAGAACGCCCAGCGGCTGCCCCTCGCCCGTGCCGTTGAAAATGGCAATCTCAATAGCCTTAACCATTGCCTCTGTCGCCATAGGGATAAATAAATCCGTGAACATTTTCAGCGTAACCACGTTTGCTAAGATGCTCTGGGAAATCTTGCACTCTAAGCCGTAGTAGTTGAATGTCACGGAATTTTTGGCGCTGGCTTTCTGGTCGTCGCTGGTCTTTTCCTCTGTAATCCAGTGCGCCGTAGGCTTTAAGTCAGCGATAGGGATTGCTACACCGCCCTGCACATTGATTTTGCGCACCTGTGCATAGATACTGCCGTAGCTCTCCAACTTCTGAATGATTTCATTCATAATGGACGTAGGAATAACCGCCCCGCTGTCTGCCGTCGTGGTCGTTTCCGCATCCCTAAACTCTGCGGGGATAGCCGCACCCCTGCATACATAATTCATAAATGCTTTTCTGTATGCTACCGTGTCGTATCTGTCCTCTGGCTCTTTCGCCTGCGGCTGTGTCCCGCCTGCCCCTGCAAAGCTCCTAAGTAACGTGGGCTGCGTGCCGCCGCCCTCTCCCTCGTCGCCTACGGGTTCGCCTGCCGCAATTCTGGCAAGTAAGGCGCTGCGCCTTTCCGCTGCCGCCTGCAATGCCGCCCGCTCTTCCTGCAATGCCTCTACCTCTTTTTCCAGCGCCTCAATTTCTGCCGCCGTCAGTTCTGCTGCCCTTGTAGTAAGCTCCTGCTTAATCTGGGCTAACCTCGCCTCAATCTCTTTCAATCTCATTGTTTCTGCTCTCCTTTTCTTGTTTTGATTTTCCTATAGGCTTGCCATAATCTTTAGTAAGTTTATACGCCTCTGTAGCAACTCCTGCCGCTCCTGCTCATAACTCCTATGCGCAAAAGCACGGGCGCTTATTTCCGTATCGCCGTTTGCTGGTATGCTAACTGCGGATACGTCATAAACCTTTTTGATTTTTAATATTGTTCTGGTGTGCGTGGCTCTTTCGTAGCTTTCCTCTGCCACTGTAAAAGCCCATGACATTTTAGTTATCATGCCCGCCTCTATGTCTTGGTACAGCCCACGGGCTAAGTCTGTCCTGCCTAAATCAGCTGCTATCATAAGCCCCTTTGTGTCTGGCTCTAAGATAAGCGTTTTGTTTGACTGTCTGGCAAATACCCTGCCCTCATGGTCGTACTGCATGATAACGTCGCTCATGTCTGCGCCGTCCAGTGCGTGTGCGTCTATTCTTTCGTAGTATTTTGTGCCGTCCTCAAACTCATAAAGCAGATACGGCACGTTAAACGTAGTGGCGTAGCCCTCTACGTAAAAATCCGTCTGTATCCGCTTTTCGGCAGCCCCAGCGGTCAGCGGTGCTGCCAGCGTCCTATATTCCCGTTCTTTCTTAATCGGCATCTTTTACACCCTCTTTCTGCCCGCTGCCGTCCTGCGGCGGCTCTGTCTGTGTTTCCTGCGTCTGTCCGTCCCCTGCTGGCTCTCCCGCCTGCTGTCCCTTGCCACTCTCCTGCGGCATCTGCTGTATGATTATCTGCGGCTTTTCCTCTCCCTTACCCAGCTGGCTTACTTCCGTGTATTCCTTGCGGATATAATACTTGTCGCCGTCCTCAACGTGTGCCATGTTCCATATATCCATCACGCCGTTACGGTTCAATAATGCACGGTCAAAAAGCTGTGTGCTTACTTGCAGCTTTGTTGCGTTGCTGGCATATTGCAGGCGGTTAGCCGAAAACGTAATAGCGTTACCGCACGCCCTCTCCCTCTCGGTAAAGCTCATGTTTGTCATTACAAGCGATAGCTGTATTGCAAACTGTTCTATCTTTCCCTCATAGTAGGCGTTCCACGTTTCCTCATTGAATTTGTTTTGCAGAATATCCATGTTTGTACCAAAATGCGTACATACATTGTCTTGTATAAGCTGCATCTGCAAAGCGTTTGGCGTGTATGGCTTGCTTTCCACTTGCTTAAGCTCGCTGAATTTATTGTCGTAAATAATCATGCCACTGTCATTCTCTGCGCTTAAGTTTTCCTCTGTAAACCTCTGCCGCTCTTTTTTTATGTCCTCTGGCTTCAGCATATTTGCCACCTTTGCCAGAAAACGTATATTTGCAGAATTTTTGACGGCATTTATAATGCCCTCATTCTGCGTATGTATCAGCTGCATTGTTGGCTGTAGCGTGCTGTTGTCCTCTCCGAAAAGGTCGTCTTTATATTCAAAGTCTGTCAGTATCCCCACCTTTTCAAATTCAATAGCGCCATACTCGCCATTTGCAAAAAGATAGCGTAGATATATGCCGCCGTTTACTTCCCTTACCTCGCACCGTTCCGCTCGCAATGGATACCAGCCGCAAAGCGTCCCGTTCTCGTCCTCGATAGGCACAATAAAAGCGGTGTGTTCCACCGCTACATAGGTCGCCAGCCTTTTTATGAATTTTGTAGTATCCATGAAATAGTTAGGTTTGTACTGTAGCGTCTTTTCCAGCCGCTTTAATGCGCTGCCCTCTATCTCTGGCTTTAGCTTGCTGCAATGCGTTGCAAAGCTGTTTATTGCCGTTCTGGTTAAGTCCATTTCATATACGCCGCCGCTATAGCTGGTAAATGTAGGGCTGTACCCGTTAAGCATCTTGAAATAATTTCCCAGTGCTTTTAATTCTTTTTTGTGAAAAAGATAATCTAAGAATTTGATACCGTCCACTCTCCTTTCTATGCGGCGTTTTTAAGCAGCTCGCCGCACTCTTCCCAGTATTTCTGCCGTACCGTCATAGCGTCTATGACGGATACAAAGCCGTCGATATGCGCCCGCTGCTCTATCTTTATCGGTCTGAATTTCCTTGTTTCCATGTTGTGCTTAAGCGCAACATTCAAGAAATGTGTCTTTAGTAAATTGTTGTCTGCAATCTTAAAATTGCCGTCTTTTATGATGCCCTCAAATTCCCGTATGACTGGCGTTAAGTTCTCCCCTTGATGCACGTCGTCTGTCTGGAATCCGTAGTCTTTCAATTCCTCAATCAAATATTTTGCCATGTATCGGTCATACCCTATTTTGAGTATGTAAATGCCGTATTTCTCCACCAGCCCCGTAAACCATGCGTATACGTCGTGGTAGTCTACGTAGTTGTCGCCGCTTAAGGTTATCAGCCCCTTTTTAACAAAAATGTCATACGGCACGCCGTCCGTAGCCTGCAAGGTTTCCACCCTGCCCCGTGGCATAAAGAATTGAGTGAACGCATAAAGCACGCCGTCCCTTTCAATTACCACGCTGGCTGCGGTCAAGTCCGTTGTCTGGCTTAAGTCTATGCCGCCCACGGCGTAGCAGTCCCTAAAGTCCTCTAAGGTCTTTTCAATGCCTGCGCCGTCCACCGTCGCATATTCCAGCCACGCTATAGAGCTGTTCTGCTTGATATTGCAGTATTTTGTTAAAAACTCTGCCCGCTTGCTTAAGCTGTTTTCTGCTACCGCTATCTCGTCCATGAAAAAGCTCTCTGGTACAGATACACCCATGTTAGGGTTAGCTTTCTTAAGCTCTTCTATATCGTTCCACTTTTCCACGTCGTCTATCATGTATAAGAACGGCAAAAGCCGCCTTTCCTTGCTGTTGCCCTTTAAAAAGCTGGTGCTGCGTTTCATCAGCTCATCATAAATACTGTCGTTTATGTAGCCTGCGGTACTGATAGACAGAATCATAGGCTGGCGGCGTGCGCCTAAAGCAGACTTCATAACCTCATACTGCTTTAGTCCTGCGTCGCCGCTCCATGCCGCCATTTCGTCACATACTACCAGCTGCGGGTTAAAGCCGTCAGACTTCTTGGCGTTAAATGCGATAGGCTTTACAAAGCTGTTTGTTTCCTCGTAGTAAATATCGCTGCGCCGCTTTTTCGCCAGCTCGTTTAGCTCGTCCTCTGCCTGCACCATTTTATAAAATCCGTCATATACAAGCGTCGCTTGGTCTAACTTTGGCGCTAAGCAATAGATTTCCTGCCCGTACTCTGGCTCTAGGTATACCATGTATGCAATAATCGCAGACGCAAACAAAGATTTTCCATTTTTTCTGCCGATTACTATAAAAATCTCACGGAAAATGCGTGTTTTTTCTGCGTCCTGTATGCCAAAAATGATAGAAACTATGGCTTTCTGCCATAGCTCCAACTTGATTAAATCATTGCGCCCCTTGCTGTGGTGGCAAAAGTTCTCTATGAATTTTATAGCCTTGTTTGCCGCCTTTGCATTGAAAAAATACTCCTGCTTTTCCAGCCCGTCCACAATGATTTTATAGATTGCCTTTATCCATTTTCCCGCTACAATTTCGCCGCTTGTAATCTTAGCGTGGTACTCATAGATATAGTTTCTGTACGGCATCTGCGCTTACTCTTCCCGCAGCGCCTCTAGCCTGCTTTTCTTCCGTTTCGCAGCTGGTACTAAATCGGTCAGCTGCTTAATGACTGCTGCATAATTCTTGCTTAGCGCTATGTACGTGTCTGCCTCTGGGCTTTTCTTTGTCCCGTACTGGTTCTCGCCGTTCTTATACTCGCTCGTCCATCCGTCCTGCTCTATGGTTTCCTGCAAGTCGTCCAGCTCCACGCCCATAAATGCAGCCTTTTCTATCAGCGGCGTTACTAAGTTTTTCTTATTCTCGTCTAAGTCCTTGAAAATCTTCTTAAGCCTGCTCTTCTCGGACTTGATACGCTGTTCTTTTGTCTTTTCTGTCTTTGTCGCCATTCCTTTTACCCCGCTTTCCTCTCCTGCGCCCCACCACACCCCCTACACCACGTATGCGCACGCCCGTAGGGTAATTTTAGGGTATCCCCCTCGGTATTTTCCCCCTTTAATTATTTTTCTGAATAGGGGGGGACTATGCGCCCGTCTGCGTCAAAACCATACCGCAGCTTTGGCGCTCGCTTATGATGCTCTTTATTATGGCAGTCTTGGCATAGCGCCTCTAGGTTATCCCAGTTAAGCGTTATGTTTGCGTCGTTAATGTTTGCCCGTGTTATGTAGCGCTTGTGGTGTGCCACCTTTGCAGGCTCTCCGCAGCGCTCGCATATATAATCTTGTGACATTAAGTAAGCGGCTCTGGTATTCTCCCATGCCGCCGATAGATAGAAACTCTTAGCCCATGCTTTCATACTGTCCCCGCTCCTTTCCCTTTGTATTCCCAGCGCCCTAAGTTTCATGCGCTGGGTAGAGGCTAAAGAATGAAAACAAAAAAGAGTAGGCTACTGCTGCCGCATCACGGCTAAGCTATCGCCTACTCTTTTCATGTTACCATTATACAGCTTTCAAATTCCCATGTAAACACCACGTTTTTACCACGGTATTACCACGCCTGCTGCCAGCCTGCTATTTTAGCTTATCCTCGTCTATGCCCCATAACAGTACCGACAACTCATTGATTATGCCAGTTACCCAGCGCCTCGGCGTGTTCTTCCCCGTCCCCAGTTTCTCTGCTATTGCCTCATAGTCCCAGCCCTGTATAAAATACAGCTCAAAAGCCTTATACTCTATTTCCCTGCCAGCCATTCTGCGCCTATGCTCTATCTCTTCTACCGCCTTGTCTATGTGTGCTGTCATAATCAGAGTTTTAAATCGGCTGCGCCTCACGCTCTCTAAGTACGTCCTCTGCTGCTCGTCGGTCATTCCCTTAAGCTCTAACTGCTCGCCGTCGCTTATGGCGTTCTCGATATGGAAAGCGGCATCACGGTAGCATTTCATAAGCGTAAAAGTATTGTGGTACTTATCACGCTTGCGCTCTTTTTCTTCCTGCCTCTTGTACTCGGCTACTGCTGCCCGCGCCACTTTCTGTATCAGCTGCTCTACCTCTGGCGTTACTTCAATCGTTGTTTCCTGCATCTTCCTTGCCCTGCCTTTCATTCATTTTTATCAGCCGCCCGTCAATATCCAGCAGCACCATAATTACAATAACCATTAAAAAATTAGTCATGCCTGCTCTCTCCTTTCCTGCACGGTGGAAACGGACAGCGCCTACAGTCCCGCTTTTCGCAAGTCCCCTTGTAGCTCTCTCTGTATCTCTGTTTATCTTCAACACTCCAAAACACTACCCTTGTTTTTATCCCCGCATCTTCCAGACGCTCTTGTATCCCTCTAAGCTCCCGTCTATAAAAATCTTCTCTATGGCTCATACCCCGCCTTGTGTAATCTAATGGCGCTGCCTCTGTATCTAGCAATTCTTTTAAAATCATTGCTGTTGTTTCCCCGTACCGTCTGAAATGTCCCAAAACTATAAAGCTCTTTTGCCATGTAAATAACTTAAATCCTAATGCCGCCTCAATACGCTTAAATAATTCCTCGTATTCTGGGTAAGGATTTACATAAATCCAGCCGTTGCCTTTTTCTCTCATTTTAGCACCCCGCTTTCATACGCCGTAATGACTGCTGCCCGTAAGCCGTCTGCTGCATCATTCCTGCGCTGTATCCTATCTGGGCTTGTCTGCCTTATATGCTCTAAGTGGTCGCTCTCTAATATCTCCGCTATCTTTTCTGCTGCCTTTTGGCTATATGTAACGGCTCTAAGCTCATCAGCGCCGCCCAGTGCGTTTATCTCATACACTGCATGAAAGCTGCTGCCGTATTCCCTCACTTGCCAGCTGAATGTACGCCCCTTAATCTCTATCGGCTGCACATTATCGGCAACATTCCTGCATACCGTCCCTGCCGTATCAAAAGCCCCGCCCAGCCCCCGCATAAAAGACGCTAAAGCGTTTGTAAATGCCTCTGCCGCTCTTGTGGCTACAGATGCAAGGTCTATGCGGTTTATATTCTTAATTGCCTTTTTCGCAAGCCTGCGCTGCTTGCGCTTATCCAGTTCTAAAGGTGGGTTTACTCCATGCAGTTTTTTATAATTCTTTTTCCACTGCCTATACTTCATGCTGTTCTACCTCTCTTTCCCGTGCTATACCTTTTACCCAGATAACCGCCCCTTGTGGGTGCTTATACGGTATCGGCTTTTGGTACTGCACACAATTTTCAAGTACCCATGCGTAAGGAGCACTGTAAGGCAGGCTTTCCCAGCCCGCCTCTATACAGTGCTTTCCTCTGTTTTTCTCGTACCTCTCTTTTGTAAGCTCTATGCAGTCTACAATATCCACTTGTCCCATAATGTGACTGCTGCCGCTTTGGATTAAATATATTGTGCCTCTCTTTTTTGTCCTGCTGCCCCGTATTTCCCAGCTTTTCAAGCCGCTTAAAATCAGCCTTAACCACTTTTCTTTGATTATCAGCCCGTCCATGCCTACTGCCCGCCTTTCTGGTAGTCCTCAATGCTCATTTGTCCCGCTATCTGCTCTGCCCCCCCCGCTGCGTCCTGCGGCTCTGTCTGGCAGCGCAACATGATTTCATGCAGTAAATATAAATCGTCCTCGCTTACCTTGTCTGCCTGCTGCATAATCTCCCTTGCGGTAAATACTACCCACTCCGTATTATTCCAGTCCTTTTGCGGTGTGTCCGTTTCGGACACCTTTAGCACGGCATCTGCGGCGGCTTTCGTTGCGGCGCTTACGCTCTCCTTTACCCACTCCCGCAGTACCTTTGCGTGCTGGGCGGCTAATTCTGCCTCTTTTGCCTTTTCCTCTGCCTCTTCCCGCTTGCGCTCTGCCTTTTCTATCTCTTTGTCGCTCTCTTCCTGCTGCTTTTCATAATCCCGCTGCGCCTGCTCTGCGTCCTCTGCGGCTTTGGCTGCTGTTTTCTCTGCCACCTTTGCGGCTATCTCCTTTGCCCTTATGTCCTCGCCCGCTGCCACTTTATCAGCAATAGCTTTCTGCTCTTCTGGCGGCAGCTTTGCAGCCTCATAAGCAGCAGTGATACCCATATTGCCGCTCTTAAGCTGCTCTTTTACCTCTGGCGTGGCGTTATTGTTTATGCTCTCCATTCTGGCTACGTTTGTGCTGCTTTCATTCAGCATAGCGGCTATCAAATCCCGCATTTTTCCTTGTATCTCTAGCCCGTCCTCTTCCTTTGCCCGCATCAGCGCCGCTTTGGTGCGCTCTACTAACCTTGTTTTCTCATATGCCGTAAGCGGCTGCGTGTATCCGTTGCCAGCCAGCAGCCGCAGCTCATACATAGCCTCGCTCATATCCATATAGCGGTAAAGGACTTTTTCATACTCCTTATGTCCCCGCTCCAAATTCAGAATATTAGCGGCGTTGCGTCTGTGTCCGTCGATTATGAAATACTCGCCCTTTATCCTCGCTAAAACCGTTGGCTGCTCTTGCCCTACGTGTAAAAAGCTGTCTGCCAGTTCCTCTATGTTCTCTAAGCTCTGGTGTGTGTTCTCCTGCGCCGCCTTTACCTCATACGGGCTTAAATAAATCTCTTTGTATCCCTCTGCCGCTGTTGGCGCTCCCGCTGCCTTTGTCTTTGCGTTCAAAATGTCATTGATACCAAACTTCGCCATATTCTTTACCTCGCTTTCTGCCTCTCTATCTCAATCTTTTGTTTGCACTTTCCCATTACTCCGTTGCAAATTTCGCAAGTTCTCCAATGCTCGCAAGCGTCGCTTTGCGGGCAGGCACGCCCAGCAAATTTGCCGCCCCAGTTCCAGCACGTAGTACCGCCGTTTCTGCTGCAATGCCAATAAGCGCAATAGCTCTCTTTATGTGCCATGCCTTACCTCGCTTTCCCCGTATAAGCTGTTACAAACTTCTTGTATCCCTGTGCCGCCCCGCAGCACGGGCTATACTCATAAATAGGCTTTCGCAAGAAAGAATTTTCCGCTACTTTCTTGGAATATCTTACAATTCCCAGAATGTTATATACTCCCTGCTCTTCCAGCCACTCCACGCCTGCGCTCTCCCCGTCCGTGTTCTGGTATGACGTAATCAGAACGCCAGCCAGTCTGATTGCTGGGTTAAATCCCCTCACGTCCTCTATCTGCTCTGCTACAATGTCCAGCCCCTCTAAAGCGTAATTATCCAGCTTTACGGGTACTATAACCTCGTCCGTTATTGCCAACGCATTTATCACGTTAAGCCCTATGTCTGGCGGGTTATCTATGATGCAGTAATCATAATGCCATAACTTGCAGGCGCTATACCGCTCCGTCTGGTTCTCGTTTTCCTCTTTGGTTAAATTCCACGTAGCGCCGAAAAGTGACATATTCGCCGTGATAATGTCTATGCCCTCATAGTCCGTATGCTGTATTATTTCCTCTGGGTTTTTCCATTCCCCGCTAAGCAGCTTTGTTATCGGTGCTACGCTCTCTGCGTCGTATCTGCCGTATGCCTTGCTTAAGTTCCCTTGCTTGTCATTATCCAGCAACAGGACTTTATAGCCCCTGCGGTAAAGCTCATACGCCATGTTTGCCGCTGTAAAGGTCTTTGCCACGCCGCCCTTTAAGTTCAAAATGCTTATTGTTTTCATTCTTTTCCTCTCTTTCTGCGCCGCCTCTAGCGCATTGTAATTGTTTTCTGCTCTTGTGTAAGCTCTTCTGGGTGCAGTAAATACCGCTCTATCAGTTCTGCCGCTGGCTGCCAGCCGTAGCATACCGCCGTATAATACCCCTGCTGCCGCAGATACTCTAACCAGCGTTTCTGATTGTCCGTTGTGGTATTCTTTCCAGCCTTAAGCTCTATGTACAGCCCGTGGTATCCTGCCCGTACTGCTGGTAGCACAATGTCTGGCACTCCCGCCTTAACGCCCTGCCTCTTAAGCGCCGTGGCTGTAGTCTTGTCCCTTTTGCCGCCGTTTGGTACATGATGCAGATACTCTAACTCTGGCATACGCCCTTGCTGGTATGCCGCCCAGCTAAATAGCGCCTCTTGATGCCCGCTCTCGTCGTCCAGCCTAAAGTTCCTCATTCTTCCGCTCTCTCCTTTCCGTGTTTTTCCTCTCTTTCGTCCTGCGCCAGCACGTCTGCCCTGCATAGGTCGTAATACTCGCACCATAGGCAGCAGTGCTTACAGTTCTTGCCTCTCTGGAATATCCAGTATATAAGCCTCTGCCCCATTCCTTATGCCCCTCTGTCGTCGTTATCGTTCCAGCGTTCCCAGTTCCTCATATCCTCGCTGGCGTGCTTTATGGCTACCGCCAGTGCGCCTACTGCTGCCAGCCCCGCACTCAAAAGCCCTGCCCCTATGACTGCTGCCGCAATCCCTATAACCTTTACTGCCTGCATCTTATCCCCCCTCTTTCTCCATTTTTACAAGCGTGTATCTGAAATACCCATATCCGTAATACTCTGGGCTATGTACTCCCTTGCTTACGCTGTCCTTGTCTACGTAGTAGCCCTTAATCGGTCTTGCCTCTGCCTTAAACCATTCACGGCTTGAAATTATCCGTATCTCTGGCTCTGGTCTTACTAAATTCCTGCTGCAATTCCAGCGCTTGCCTTGTAGCGCCCCGTCCTCTGCTTTTCTGTGCGTATCCGTGTATTTAATCAAATACGCTGCCAGCTCCGCATAGTTCCCGCTATCGTCCAGAGGGAATACTTTTACTCTGTTATGCCCCTCATACGCCTTATACCAACACTGCTGCAATATCTTTGTGTCTATCTGGTTTATGACTAAATGATGATGCCTTGCGCCTTTCTTGCCTATCTCCATTACGTGTATGTATTTAAACTCTAGCCCAGCCTTTTTATACTCCTTGCGGCACTCCCTTAGAAATATATCTATGTCTTTGCGCATCTGCTCTTTTGTTCTCTCTGGCTCTCCCTTTTTCCGTATGTAGTCCAGCACTAAATGATAGTCGCCATAGCCGTAGTTGGCATTTATCAGAATACGCAACTTTCTTTCTGCCTGCCTTGTGTTTATTTTCTCCTGCTGCTCTGTGGTGGGCTTTACCTTGTCCCCCCTCTTTATCCCCTGCTTTTTATATCTGCTCGTAAAATAACGCTCTATCTCTATCGTTTTACCCGCCCTTGTAATCCTCTCAACGTATGGCATATTTTTTCTCCTTTTCTGGGTAGCCTTGTCCTAAAGCTAATAGTTTTATCAAGTGTTAAAGCAGGCTCGCAGCCCGCATTTTCCTTGATTTTTTCGCCATACAGTGATATACTGGGTTTAGGTTGTAAAAGCTGTATAGCTTAGCCCCTATGGTATTCCCGTACCGTAGGGGCTTTTTCCTTTATCCGCTTGTAAAAAGCGCCTCTGCATACTTGTAAGCCGCTCTGTAGGGCTGCTGGCAGCGGTAGCTTGTGCAAGTATGTAGCCTGCTGCCCCTGCAAAACTCGCAGGCGTGCAGCTTTGCGTACTCTTCCAGCCACGCCCTGCGGTCATGTTCCAGCTTATAGCGCAGCTTGTCTGCGTTCACTACCTCTATGCCCGCCGCATCTGCCGCCGCTATTTCGGCGCTCATTCCCTCGCTTATCCCGTACTTAACGCCCACTATCACAAAGTCGCTGCTTTTCAGCAGCGTTAAGCCTGCTGCCATGCCTGCTGCCCGTTCCTCTGGCTTGTCCTCATTTAAGCACTGCGTCATATATAAATGTGGCGTAATCGGCGCTAATCCCGCCTCTATCGCCTGCTTTGTAAGCGCCTGCGCATAATCTATGTTTCTATCCAGCTGGGCGCTGTCAGCCGCCCTATACGGGCTGCATATGTATACTGTCCTCACTCTATTCCTCTCCTTTCAGTGCCGCCGCAATCGCCTTATACTCCCGCTCTCTTTCCCTTATCTCCATTTCCAGCTTGTCAAGCCTCTTATATAGCTTGTTTACCGTGCTGTCTGGCAGCCTCTCCCCGCCACGCACTAAAGCCTTGATTATTTCCAGACTGTCTGTGTCGTTCAGCTCTGCAAGTATCTGTATCTGCTGTGCCTTATGCCGTGCGGCATGGTAGCTGCGGCAGATTTCACGGGCTGTCATGCGCCGCTACTCTTGCAAGCTCGTTTTCTACCAGATGCTCTACCATGTGCATTAAGTCATTGGTACTTTTCTCCGTCATAAATCCGCACAACTCGCAGCACGTAGCAAAACCGCAGATTATATGATAATGTGTTACTACGTCCTGCTCTGTTTTCATGGTCTTAAGCCCGCTTATAAGGGAAGTCAAATTTATAACCGCCCGCTTCCCCAGTTCGCCGCCCGCCCCCTCTATCGGTATTGCTATTTCTGTAGCCTGCGGCTCTCCCTTGCCATTTACTATTGTTTTAACTCTCATTTTCTGCCCGCTCCTTTCTGTTAATCAGCTGTACCGATATTTCATAAGCCGTGCGCCGCTCCCTGCTGCCGCTGTCGGTATCAATAACTTTTTCATACTGGCGGCTCTGGTATCTCCCCAGCAGCTCTACTGTGTCGCCCTGCTGCCAGCCTGCTACCTCGTCCGCCTGCTCTTGCCAGCAGATGCAGGGAACAAAGCACTTGTTACCCGTCAGCTCATTTTTTACCATTACGGAAATATCCGTAATCCGCTTGCCCCTCGGTGTTGTCCTATAGATAGGCTCATGCGCAATAACTCCCCGTAGCGCTACGTCGTCCTGCATCATAGGATTTTTAACCAGCCCCACAAAGTCCGCCAGAATGAATACCAGCACCTTACCGCTTTCAAAGTCCTTAAGCGTCTGCACTATGCCAGATACAATAACTTTGCTGCCTGCTGTCATAAACTCTTTAAGCGGTCGCCCGTCCCTCTGCTGCCCTACGTCTACTTTTCCGTCCGTAAAGGCTACTATAACCTCGTCCAGCGTTCCCCGTGGGCGTGGCGTTTCAATTTTTGCCAGATAGCCGTTAAAACGCAGCCCGCAAAGCTCCGTAACCTCTTCAATCTCTTTCATCTCCCCTGCCAGTCCTGCTGCATTGTCCTTGATGCCGCCCGCCGTCAAATCTTCCATAATCGCCGTGTTAATGTCCCGTAAAAAATCTGGCTTATTATCCTGCTCTTTTTTCATGCTTTACTGTTTCCTTTCCGCTGTAATTTTCCATCATTTCTATTGCCCGCTGGTAGCAGGCTATTTCTGTATCCTCTTTCACTTTGCAGATACAACGCCCTTTTCTTTCGCCCTTATACTCCCAGATTTCAATAAGGTTATTGCCGTATATATCAAAATGGCTATGTTCCCTTAATCCGCAGCTCTTCTGTATCGGTCTGTAAATCTGGTAGAATTTTTGTATAAGCTCCCTGCGTTGCTCGTCGTTCTCTTCCATGCGCCGCCCTCACTTTTCGCAAAAGTATTACTTAGTCCTGAATAGGTATTACTTTTTAGACGCCAGCTCGTCACACTTTAGCCGTACATACTCTGCTGCCATGTTCCGCACTTTGTCAGAAAAGCTGCGCCCCGCTACCGCCTCTATGATTTCCATTGTTTCAGTGTCTATTTTTATGCTCTTCTGAATGTTTGCGCCTACGTGCTGATAGTTCCCGTTTTTCCATGTGTACATATTTCCACTCGCTTTCTTTATGAGAAAAAAGCAGCTGGTATAAGCTCGTAGCCGTCAATGTCTGCATTTTCCAGCGGCTTATCATACTCAATATATCCCCATGCCAGCCGCCCTATCTCTGTCACGTATTGCCGCTCATTATAATTGTGAATAAGCATAGCTGGGTTATCCTTTGGCTTTGGATATGTCCCCGCCGATACTGGGCGCTGTGTGCTGTAATATCTGTATTTCATTCTCTTACCTCGCTTTCTGTGTGCCTTTTCCGCTTGTATTTGCAGTAATGCCACACGCAATTTACTTTGTAGCTGTTCTGTATGTAATCCTCGCTCTGGCAGCCGTCATTACTGCTGCCATAAAAAATACATTCCTTACAATAGTCTGGGTGGCATGGGTGTAATATGATTTCTGCCATACTATTTCTCTGGCATCTGGTAAACTCTTGGTATGACTGCTGCCATAGGTGGCATAGCCTCACTGCCTATCATCAGCCCCAGACTTCCTGCCGCATACAAATACTGCCCGCATTTCTGCTCTATTTCGTCCAGTACCTCTATGCAGCGTTCCATACTCTCATACTCTCCCAGCTCATTTTGTGTGCCGTTTCCTTGCAGAAAAAGACAATGCTTTTCTTTCTTGGTTTTTTCTGGCTCGTTATTATCGCCAAATTTTATAAATCTTTCCTCTTTCCTGCTGCACACTATCCCCATTGCATTATTAAGGCAGAATAGCCCTTTTTTTGTTTTGACTACGTATATATACCTCACTCATTGCCTGCCTCGCTTTCTTCCTTTTTGTGCGTTTCCCCTACCAGCCAGCCCGTAAGCACTATATTTATCTGGCTACCGTCCCCGCCGTCGCTTATAATGTCTATATTCCCAAAATAGCCGTATACTGCGCCGTCTGGCGTATAAATGGTTATGCTGCCCTCTGTAGCTGGCTCTGGTGTTTCAATAACCAGCTGCTCTGCCTGCTGCGCCTGCCACCAAACGAACACAAAAAAGAGTATCAGCCCTGCTATGCAGATTGCCACGGCTACTGCCGCCCGTATCAGCCCTTTAACTTTCTGTCATATACAGCCTCTAACTCTTCCCTTGTGTATGGCTCTCTCACTTTCTGGCGTTTCGGCTCTTCCTGCTCTCCCGTCAGATACTCCCCGAACAAATCAAGCGCTTTTTCCCACTCTTCCTGCGTCCCTTTTGCCGCCTCTTCCAGTGCCGCTGCCTGCTCAACTACCTTAATAGCTGCTGCCTTTGCCTCTTCATATGCAGCCCTGCTTATTCGCCTGCGCACTAAGCCGCCCTCTCTGGCTACTTGGCTGGTAAAACTTCTTGACGTATCAAGAAAATAGCATCTCCGTTATACTCGTCCTGCTCATAATCAACATTTTTATATCTGAAATCTGCGCTATACTTATTGCCGTCCTTTACTATCATTGTTTCTGTGCCGTGTGCCTGCATCATTACTGCTGCCATACTGTTTACCTCTCTTTCGTTGCCCCTCTGGGTTTAAAGTGTCGCCTGCGCTACGTCTGCTGTATATGTGTGCTGGTCTGTGCCGCTGCGGTTAAGTTCCTTGTAAATCGTATCTCTATGCACTCCCAGCGCTCCTGCAATCATTACTACGCTGTCGCCAGCCTTAAGCATCTTTTCTATTGTCCGTCTGTCCTCATAGCGTAATCTTTTATACTTCCTTGCCACCGTCCCCGCTCCTTTCTGCTTAATGGTAAAAAATAAGCGTGTCAGAGTTTCTACACTCTGCACGCTCTCTTTTTCTCTGCTATTTCAATAAAAAAAGAAATTCGGCAGAGGCTTAAAACCTCTTGTCGAATTTCATTCTAAAACTTATCATTAAAAATTTCAACCTTTTTTTGAACAATTTTTCACTTTCGGCATATTTACTAATTGGGTAGTGGGTATTTTGTAGAATTTAACTATACAGAATGAAATACAGCAGATGTGCTACCCTCACTATACCAGAGTGCGCCCGCCTTGTAAACTCCCTTTTGCTGGAATGGGCGCAGTTTTAAGGCTGCCACTGCTGCCAGCCTCTCAAAGCCGCTGTATCTGATATTAAGCCAGCTTTTCCAGCTCTTCTGTGAAAAGCTCCCCAGCAGAACGGTAGCCATGTATCCTGCGTGGGTATCCGTTTATCCAACTCTCTATTTCCTCTATTTCCTCGTCGGTCTTGTCGTCAAAGTTTGTCCCCTTTGGCACTTTGCGCCGTACCATTTTATTTGTTACCTCATTCGTGCCACGCTCCCAGCTGCTATACGGGTGGCAGTAATATAAATGTGTCCTCTTTTCCCCCTCTTCCAGTATAGAACGCTCTAAGCCGTTCACGTCGGCAAACTCGCTGCCATTGTCTACCGTGATTGTCTTAAATATCTGTCTAAACATATCCGCACCGTATCTGCGCTCTAATTTATCCAGCGCCGCTACTACTGCCTCGTCTGTATGGTCTGGCAGCTTAAATATAAGCTCGTCCCGTGTCTTTCTTTCCGTCAGTACCAGCAGCACGTTTTTAGACACTCCCCGCTTTCCTATCACGCTATCCATTTCCCAGTGTCCGAACTCTTCCCGCTGGTCTATCTCTTCCGGGCGCTTTTCTATGCTGTCGCCTGCTGCCGCCCGTGCCTGCTGCTTGCGTACTTTCTTATAGCCCCGCTTTTTATTCTTCTTTACTGGCAAATCCTTATTAGTCAGTTTAAGGAAAACGCCCTTATCTATGTAGCTGTAAAGGGTAGCCACGCAGACGGTAGTATTAAATTCCCCCTCTCTGCCCTGCGCCTTAAGCTCCCCCAGCACTGCTGCTGGGCTGTAATCCTCGTTTACTATCTTGTCCTCTATGTAATTTGCATATGCAATATCGTTGCCTATTTTAAGCTGTGTGCCTCTTACCTTTAAATTTTCCTCTGCCTTTTCCTGCGCTATGTCTGGGCTGTATCTTTTTTCCGTCGTCCAGTCACTATTACGGTGTTCATACTCTCCCCTTTTCAGCTCATTATATATAGTGCTGCGGTGTACCCCCAGATGCGCCGCTATTTTCGCCTTGCTTAAGCCCTCTTTTAGCAGTGCCTCTATCTTTATCCTATCTGCCCTTGTCAGCTGGTGGCTGCCCTTTTTATTTGCCATTGTTTCTGCCTCTCTTTCGTTGTGGTCTATATACGACGAAAAGCCGCAAACTCTTTTACAAGTCTACGGCTCTTATTTCATAGCTCATTTACAGCATTTCTTACAAGCTGTATATTTTTTCTTCGCTTGGCTTAGCGGTATGCCCTTTGGGTTTTTCATTCCAGAGCAATTAGGCTTACTGTGGTACTTTTTACTGCTGCGGTCTATATATACTATCGTTTCGCCCGCTGTGCGCTGGCTACGTTGCTGTTCTTCTACAATAACGTCAAGCTCTATATTACACCCAAATGTCTGTACCCCCCCAGAAATTTCCAGTATTTCTGCGGTATAGCGGGCATTAGGATACTTTGCCGCCAAATCTTTTGCCAGCTCTGCCGATAAATAGCCCAGTATTTTATTTCCCCATTTCACATATGCGGCAGGCTCTCCGTTGTATGTGGTTTTCTCTATCTCTATTTCCTCGTCGCCCGTCATACGGCTTAATATATCCTGCCTGCTTTCGCCGTCGTCGTTCTGGAAAGTCACGCCCACTACTTTTGTGCGTATGGTTTCCGCAATCCTGCTGCCAGCGGCAGGTGTTCCCGCCGTCCTTGGCGCTGCCTGCTGCCCTGCCGCCTCTCTTGCTGGTTTGCGTGCCAGCAGAAAACATACGGCAGCAATCACTATGCAGCCGATACCGCCCGTAATATTCCCAGACGGCAGCGCCACCACTCCACTTACTGCAAATAACGCAGCCGCCCCATAAAGTACCATTTTCTTTTTACCCATGATAAATAAACCTCACTTTCGTAATTATTTTAACTCTAAAATCTCGTCAGCAGATGCGCCCAGCTCATTACATATTTTTGCCAGTGTTAATGCGCTCGGTGTAAGCTCGTTGTTCTCCCAGCGGCTTATGTCTTTCTGGTAGACTTGCAGGCGTTCTGCAAGTTCTTTCTGCGTCACGCCTGCGCTCTTTCTTACTTTTTTGATATTTGCGCCTAAATTCATGCTTTACCTCTCTTTTCTTTCGCTCTCATTACCAGAGCTACCAGCAGCTTTACCAGCCCTGCGGCTACCAAAAAAATACCTATTTTCAAAAGCATACCCTTTACTCGGCTTTGGGTTTGTGTTATATTCTTAGTAGGCGGCGGGCTTTCGCCCGCCTTTGGCTCTAACCTAATAGCTTGTCTATTATGATTAGTGCCGCCCCTACGATTAAGTCTATCAGTGCATTTGCCGCCAGCTCTTGCCATTTGATAGGCTTTTTCTTTTGTTTCTTTTTACCCAATCTGCCGTTTCTCCTTTCTGCGCCTTGCGCTTTATAGTTTCTTACTGTTCTCCTTTCTATGTCTTAAATTATATACCTTTTTCGGTATATTGTCAATGCGTTTTTCATAAAATTTTCCAAAAAAATAAGAGGGTAAGCAGCACTTAAGCCGCCTGCCCTCATTCTTCTTACGCTAAGCGTGTGGCATAGTCAAGACTTATCCAGCCTGCGCCGCTTTTCAGCCTGCCCCAGCCTGCCGTACTCCCTTTACCCTCTTTCACTTCCACAATGGTAAATACGCCTTTGCCCGTATGCTCTCCCGTCTTTGCGTAGTCCGTCCCTGCGCCCGTCCTTATATTAAGGTCTAATGTATCCACTTTAACCTTGAACGGCACGCCTGCTGCCGCCTGCGGCTTTTCCTGCGGTACTGCTGTCTGCTGCCCGCCTGCATATTTCTTGTAATACGCCTCGCCGTACCCTGCACGCTTTTTCTGTACCGCCTCGCTCTGGTCTGCT